CTTGTTTACCGTATACGTACGGGTAAAGACCATCTGGAAGCGCTACTAATCCTCTTTGTTTCTTTAAAGGATTGTGCTGTTCCTCTACCGCTTCTATTGCAGTAGCGGGAATAGAAGACTCCACTGGCATAGTCTCTTCAGCTTGTTTAAATACTTTACCTAAAGCTAAAGGATTAGTTATCTTGCCCCTATGACTACACCCGTTACAAATACCCGGGTTAATGCTATTAAACGTTTCACAAGAATGTGGCATGTCTTGAGATTGAGTAGCTTTCTTTTCCGTCTCTTCAAAATTATAACCTGGATAGTCTTGAGAAATAATATGAATAGCTGCGTCCCTATCTTCACAATGTTGAGCAATAGATAAACCTGAATACCATAGTGGCTCTGTTAATTCTTGAGCATTATCTAGGATATACTTAATCTGATTGCACCCTTTGCCTTTCCGTGAAACCCCTATTATCTTCTCAAAACTAGATTCAAAATTATCTAACTTGAGTAGTTTACGCTGCTCTCCTGAAATAGTAGATGGAAGGCTCTGAGTTATAGACTCTTTTTCAAGCTCTGCTTCACCTAAAAACCCTTTGCACCCCTCAAAACTACACACCGAGTCGCTCCAAAATATAACTTTAGTTGGCGAAGGTGGGTTAGTCTTATGGTTAAAAGTTGCGGGACTACGTAGTATGCGAGATAAATCTGCGGTTACTACAGGGTCAATAAATAAACCATTACTTAAACAAAAGTCTTTAAACTTTTCTGCATAAATTTTCCATTCAGCTGCGGGTACATCCCTATCTAAAAACCAATACGCATGTATGCCTGTACCTGAATCTACTGTAACAGGAATAGGTATATCAGTTTTGTAAACAAATTTATCCAAAGAAGATAGAGCTTCTTCTTTACTGTCATACCCTTTGCCGTCACCTACATCGAGATCCACAAAAAGAGACCGTGCGTAAGAAGCATTATCTGCTTTTCTACTGTAGCCTTTAAAACTACTCATAGCTACAAATACGTTAGTGTCTTGTTTACTTTTAGCCTCAACAGATTTTACTAAATCATCTATAGATTCAACAAACTCGTGCCTAGTTTTTTTAGTTAGGGGGTCTATATCAGCAACGCAATAAACGCCTTGAAGCGGTAAAGCCCTAGTGTAAAATTCTTTTATCATTATTTTCCTAACTTATAATATTGTCAGTAATAAACTGTTGGGCCACTATTGTATTTGGCGCGGGTAATTTATGTAAATCTAAAGCCTCTTTGATAATTCCTGTAAGCTTTTCAATTTTGTCAATATTTTTCCCCCTTACTGCGTTTCCCCTAAACCAGTTATAAACTGTTTGTCGTGTGACACCTAAAGCGTTAGCAATTGCGGTAGGGGGTAAGTTAGCTGCTACACATAACTTACCAAATTGAACGCCCAACCTATTATTGTTAAAAGCTCTTTGCTCTCTTAAAAAAGATTCCGTATAATTTTTTGCCATTGAAATTACCTCTATTTAGTAGACCATTTTTTAACAATGTCTTTCACGTCAGCAGGCTCTTCTATAGGAGGAGCAGACTCTTGTTTAACTGCCGGTGCAGTTTCGGTAACATCAGATTGTACTGCGGTGTTATCACCAAAACCTGACGTTTCAGCAGTAGGCTCAGTAGGCTGTACAAAACCTGTTTCAGTTTGAAAGCCAAAGTTGTCTGCAGATGAAGTCCCACCTTCTACGTATTTAATAACTTGTACAGCTTTTAAACGTAGAGAAACACCCGCTCCAATAAGCGTAGTAATGTAAGGCGATACTTCAGCATTAACTTTAATCTCTGAACCACCCCAGATACTACTCTCTGTCATTACGCTGCCTTGAGAGTCAAAAATAGTAGGCTTGAATTGAGACTTAAACTTTATAATTACATTGCCTGTAGGCTTTCCACTCTCGTCTACTTCGTCAAAGTAAGGAGGGTTAGCTGTTTTAATATCTTTACCCCCATTATTTTTTGTCTCTGCTTGAACGTTCTCAGCAAACACAGAATTAATCTGATCGATAATCGGTTTAGCCGCTTCTTTTGAAAGAATAAGGTTAGTCTTAAATTCACCCGCTTCATTCCATTTAGTATCAGCTTTCGATAACCATGGATATTGCGCAACTCCTGTTGGAGTTGTTACTACTATAGGCTGTTGAGCCATAATTAAATCTCCTTAGATATATGAGACCACTTTTGCACAATTTCATTTGCTTCTGCTCGGCGGTCAGGTTGCATCGAATCTTCTTTACTAAACCCAAAAGCTTCTGGGTCAGGTAATTTAGGAACGACGTTTAGTTGTACTGCATTTACTGCTTCTTCACTTTCTCCTAGCTTTTGTAATCCCTCAAAATACTGAGAGTCTACTGCTGCTCTAGGAGAAAATAACATACGAGGATATTGCGCTAGAGGGTCTAAATGTAATTTAGTTACTACCCTATTTGCGTTAACCTTATTATCTGCAAGCATTTTTATATAAGGTTTGAGTCCCCATTTCCCAAGTGTTTCTTTTTGCCAACAAGAATGTGATGGGATAATAAGTTGTAAGACGTCTCCGTCTAAGTTGTCTGCGGTTACTACTGCAATACGCCAAGAAAGTCTACACGACGAGCCATTACTAACGACACTGTTGCGCACACTATATGGGCATTGATTACAAGAATTAGATAAAGGTTTTAAAACCTCACGGTCCGGAACTTTTGAATCACTCGACCAACAAGTTGGTTTAGTGTACGTCCCTTGAGTAAAAGAGTTTGGGTAATAGATACGACTTGTAGAGTGCGCCATGCGAACAATCACTACTTTCAGTTCTTGGCCTTCTATAACCTCAGACTCCCCGTTACCCAAATGCTTTTGAAAAGTGTTATCTTTGACTACTAAACGCTTGTTAATAATGTAGTGCGCACCCGCTACTGCTAAAGTGTCTGCGTCTAACGTCTCGTCTACAACATCAGGATTACTCTTTATAATTTTAGCTAAATCGTCAGTCATTACTAAGACTTAGTAGGCTTTTTAACAACAATATTATATTCTCTAATAGAATTAATGCCTGGAGGAAGACCCTCATTACCATGAGTAATCATATATTCTTTTAGATTACCGTTATGCAAACGTTGCTGCATAAGTTCTATTAAACTATGCTCCATTATAAATTCTTTAAGCCCGTCCCAATCACTACACACAAAATTCTCTCTCAGTGTTTTAATAATAGTACCTGAACCAGTTTTAATACTGTCGGCGTTAATGTTGTTACACTCTGACAATAACACTTCTTCTAGTTTTGCCATTTCAGATTTTAAAGCAGTATCAGTAGCTTCAAATTCCATTTTTAACGTAGCTCTTTGGTTTCTTATAGCTAGATACGTTTCAACATATTGATCTAGTTGTATCTTTGGTTCTGTTGCTTCACTCATTTGCATCTCCTTTCATATAGGGTTTTAAAAGAGCAGTAACGTCCTCTACAGATGCTACTGCATTGCGATGAACTACAATTACATTACGACAAAAAGCTTCGACATTAAATGAATATGTAGCTAACACTGTCAGCACTAATCCAGTTAAGATTACATTAATTTCTTCTCGAGTTTCACACACGTCTTCTACGTCGTTATAAAGTCGCTCTACCATTCTGGCAAACTCTTCTTTAGGAAAATCTTTTGGGAAGCCATACTTAGGCTCACTCATAGTCCTATCTCCTCGTTATATAAATCAACTAATTTAGAATGTAAGTCCACTTTGCCTTGCAGCATAGCGTACATTTTTCTCTCTACTTCTGAACCTTGTAAATGTACTACTGTCATTTTGTGTTTCTGTCCAAACCTATCAATACGCGCAATACACTGTAGGTAGGTCTCTACACTCATAACAGGAGACCAGAATACAACTACATTAGCTGCGGTTAAAGTAACGCCGTGCGACGCACTTTGAGGTTGTATAACTAAAACATGAGGGTCATCAAAAGTCTGAAAAGCGTTTATAATTCTCGCTCTCTCAGTGGCCGTTACTGAACCATTGATTACCTCACAGCTAATATTCTTTGAAATTAAATGCTTGGCGACTACTTTGATCGTGTGTAAAAAAGGCACAAAAATAATAACCTTTTGCTCTGTTTCTTCGAGTACCTCATCAAGCGCAGAAAGTCTAGGCCTTATATCAAACTCCACTACTTCACGCGTATCTGTATACACGGCGCCCCCTGATATCTGTAATAGTTTGTTAAGCGCTGCAGCTGCGTTTACTGAACTTATTGTTTCCCCCGCTGCTTTTATTAACATCTGTTCTTTCAAAGATTTATAATACTTTTGTACCTGTGGGGTTAAGGGTACTTCTCTAGTCTGATACATCACTTCAGGTAAATCTAGACAATCATTTTTAGCAAATCTAATTGCCGGCTGAAGAGCTTTGTAAACTAAATCTTTCGCAATTTTTTTAGGTGTCCACTTAAACCGAGTAACCTGATACATCACTTTATCTCGCCATGCCATAGAAAACTTAGGTACATTCTCTGGGGTTACTAATTTTGCCAAGCCAAAAGCATCTACTGGTGACTGAGCAGCTGGAGTACCAGTCATCATCCACAACTTAGTTTCAGGCTTCAATAGTTTAGCTAAAGTTTTCCACCGAGCGGTACTCGGAGACTTGTAAGCGTTAGCTTCGTCTACAATAATTAGATCAAAATTGTTTTTTGCAATTGTTTCTCTTACAATTCCTACGCCGTCATAATTGATTATTATAAAATCATATTCTTCGTTAATAATTCTTTCTCTTTTGTCAGCTGAACCATGGGCAATCCCTACTGTTCTATGCATTGTTGTATTAAAGATATCCGCTTGCCACGCTGAATACATAATAGATAAAGGACAAATTACTAATACCCGTTTAACTAATCCTTGTAACATCAAATAATCTGCCGCCCAAATAGCAGACGAAGTTTTTCCAGTTCCGGCTTCGTTAAAACAGAAACCCCTATGGTTAATACTTAAAAACTCGGAAGTAGTTTTCTGGTGACTAAAAGGCTTGTATACTCCAGGCCATTTATAATCTTTGAGCATAGGCGAAGGGAGAGATTTATTAAAAGAAATTAATTGATTAAGTCGAATCATTTCAGAAATTCCCCAATAAACTAAAACCTCAGTCAGGGCGCCATTCTTTTTGACTACTTCAAACTTATCAATATTTTCTTTTATGTGCGGGACCAGATGCTCTGGAACCGTTAATTTTAGTGCGGTATTGTCAATAATCTCCATTACTATATACAACTTCCTCTCTTTAGTTGGAGTTCTATTGTAGACTATTTCAATTCAAGGTGCAAATATTATTTTACAAACGTTTAGGGGGGGATTTGGCTCTAGTTATCTTAACTTTTGAAATTCGCATGATTTTACTTGACACCACCCGCACAAAGGGGTGGGATTAGGCATCCACACGTCAGTGTTATATGAGTTTTCTAACTTAGTAAGTGGAGATTTAAACCTCTCCCATGACTTATCTATTTTTTCTCGTGGGTATTCTTCAGTTATAAAAGTATTGTGCATTACAAAAAGAAGGCCCGCTTTTATATGTTTAACTTCTGGAAAATGCGCGAATGTCATAAGAGACATTAGTCTAAGTTGCTTGCGGTCAGGATATTTATTGCTCCCTGTTTTATAATCAACAATAAAAGCATTTTCGCCGTCCACAATAAGTAAATCTACAATTCCTCTTACCCATCTAGTTGTGTCGTGAAAGTCGCATACCGATCCATCTTTCTTTAACGCCATTTCATACTCGGGATATTTTTTACCTTTAATATCATTAAGTACATCTACTACAGGCTTAAATCTTTCGTAGTTCTTAAGAAGTGGTGTGCCGTCCCTAACATATTCTTCTAAAGCTTTATGAACCTCAGTACCATACCTCATCTGTTCTGTTTCTTTTATTGTGTAGTTTTTAAGAACTTTAATCTCGTGATACTGCCTAGGGCAGTTTTGATATTGCTTTAGTGATGAGTAACTCCATGTAAAATCAGCCATTATCTTCCTTGTCCCCTATATTTTTTGTATCCTGCTCTAAAGCTTTTGTTCATGGAAGAAGTCTTAGGTACCTTACCCCCTTGACTTGTACGCTTATGTGTTGGTTCATAGTTCTGTTCTGCTTGTTTAGTCTTGGCCATTAATGATCGCCCTCTTCGAATAAAAAAACTGGAGTGTGCTCGCCCACATATGCACCCATCATGTTAAAGTAAAAGTGTTCCATCGCGTCTTCTTCAGTCATTTCATCTTCACGCATAAGCTTTGCAATTACTTGACTATAGCTATAACAAACTTTATCCTCCGCACCAATTCCCTTTATTACTCCAATAATGCAGTCGTCAAAAAAATCCATTATCATTAGTCCGTCGTACATTTCGTGTAACATCATTCTTCCTCTATAAAAGTTCTTGTATCTACACCCACAAATCCGCATGATTGTTGAGTTTTTATATCAAATTTAAAAGGGTTCACATCTACATGGTCAGGTGGTAATAAAGTATATTCCTTTAAAGTACAACTCGCCGCCTTATGTTGTGAACAGTTTTCTTTAAAGTATTTCATGGCAATAATGCAATTCGGGAAGTTCCCAATGTACTCAAGGTCTTTATAGTCTCCTGATAAACTGACGGCTAAAATAAAAAGTCCCTCGCCCAACATATTAAAACCCCCAATAAGTAGATACCTTATCTTTAGTGTGTCCTACACAATTACATACTGTGAAGGTAATCTTATCTGTTTTAACTAAAGGCTTGTGACAGTTCATACACTTTTCTATGAGTCCCATCTTAATCTTTTTGTCATTTTCTTTTACCATCTCATCTTCCCACTCTTGTTTCATGTGGTGCATTGATACAAAATTACTATGTTCAATCATGCTAGCCATTACCAAAATACCTCCATAGTATTATCGCGCCTAATTAAATGTCCTTGCAGCGTAATTCTATATTCCCCGGGCGTATATTTTTTTATGCCCGCTATCCGATGCGGCGTTAAACCGGAATGTAAAACTATTTCTCCTTCAGTATAAGCCAAATGACTAGAAAGTCCTACCTCATTTAACCAATCCATACCTCCCCCAGAAACAGGTAATTGTATAGGGAGTGTAAAAGCGTAAGGGTCTGACTCCCCTAGACCTAAAGTAACATGAGGGTGATCCATATGCCAGTTTCCTGACATAGATAAAAACTTAGGGTCAGAGGGAAATATATGAAAGCCAGGAAGCGCTAAATCTTTAGTAAGTTTTACTTCTTCTTTAAGTTCTTCTGAAAGGTATGATAAAAGCTTAGAATACACATCATCAAAATTGCTAATTAAAATCTCATTTAGCCATAAAGAGTCTTTGTAATAAGACAAAGTACCACCATCAAGATAGGCACTTTTGCCTAGAGTGTAAAACGGGTATCTGTTTGAGCGAGACTGCCAGAGTTCACAAAAAGATTTTACTGCATCGGCTACTTCAACTGTATCAATATCTAATAAAGACTTTACGTGTTCCATGGCTACCCGGCTTCCAGGAGACTATATTCCCCTATTGCGTATGTCTTAATGATTTTACCGTTTGCTTCATCTCCAACTTCCGTAGAGTCAATCCAAATTTTTTTGCCTGATTTACTTATGGTTCTCCAATGACCTCGTCTCCAATGCAAGCGAGGTGAAGCATGCGTGCCGTGAGGGGATGAAGGATCTGTATGAGTTTTTTTCCCTTTAATTTTAGCTATTTTAAATTCAATTAAAGGGACTTTACCTTTAGCTAATCTTTTTTTATTTTTTGTTGCGCTTCTAGATGAAGGAATAGAAATATAAAAATCACCCTCACTTAAAGTCATTGTATGAACGGTTAACAGGGCCGTCACAAAAGCCACATTTATAGCCCTCTCATCCATACTGAAAGGTGGCTTTTCTATTTCTGTGCAAAAAAGACCCTTTTCTTTATCAAGCCTAATAAGAAGTTTAAAAAGTCCGGGCACACGGCCAATTTCAGACACCCCAAATATTGTTACTATAATTCCCTCATTAGATTCGTTAATAAAATACGGTGTTATTGTATCAACATTTCCAGCAAGCCTTTTTGAATATTTTTCCCCTGCAAAAAAAGTCATTTTAGGGAAAGGTAACTTTAAAGAATCTATTGTTTTAAATTCACTAATAAATTTATGAATTTCTCCGCTTTTCCAATCTATATTACGAATCAATTCAGGTTCTACTATAACTATTGGACTTGATAATAGTGGTTCAATGATCTCTTTATTATATTTACCAGACGCTACATAATTCATAATTGATATAATATTTGATTTTACGTGATTACTTGTTTTGAGCATGTCTTGAACACTTTTAAATCCCTTGTCAAATCCTATTTGAAAAAGTTGACCCTTGGGCATTCCTATTTTATTAACAGTCTCCATAATTATTCCCCGACCCTGATTCACATGTTACAGGCAAACCCTTTGCCCATTCAGGCGCAGTAGACATAATGCCCATTATAAACTTCTTAGCTTCTTCTTCTTCACCGTCGGCTGCAACACATACCACTGCGTCGTGTACTGTTAGAAGAGGTCGGTATTTATCTTTAATATGTATCATCTGTTCGCCTACAATAATGCGTGCAAGAGCTTGTACTACATTCTCTGTTACTACTCCGCCCCAGACAGATATTTCCCCGCGCCTAGACTTGTATACGTACTGAGGGCGAGACTCACTCGTGTCTAGCTTTAACCTAGGATAAGTAATATAGAGTCCATTAGGCAATTTAATACCTTTAGGGGTTACTAACAACACCCCTGGGCGCCCTAGATAATACGGCTCTTTACCTGATGGCCATACTACCAAATCGCTTAACATCTGATTACACTCGTGCCAAAACTCTACTACTTTATTATTAACATCACGATAGATACCTACTAAGCGTCTACATTCTTCTTCTTCAAATGAAACATTAGCACCAAGTTTTAAGACGTTCTGTAGTTTTGTAGCGCCTGTCCCAAAGCCTAACCCAAGAATACAAGTCTTACCAACTGCTCGCTCTGTAACATCATTCTTAGTAATTGGGCGGTCATAAACTTTAGAAGCAAACTCACAATAAACATCACGCCCTTCTCGATACCACTCTGTAATATCGTCTTGTCCACTTAACCATACTAAGACTCGCGCTTCAATCTGAGATGAGTCGCAGTTAATTACTTTAAACCCATCAGGGGCAATTACAGCGTTCTTTAATGCTTTCTTCTTGACATCACGGCTTGGTAAGTTCTGGAAGTTTACCTTGTCTGAGCCACTCCATCGACCTGTATGAGCGCCATAGTATTTAAGTGGGATAGGTAAGAGTCCTTTATTTCGCGATCCAATATCAATAAACCTTTCTATGCGCGTCTCTTCAATAGTAGATTTAGTGCCGAGTCTGACTCTGCATAACTCTTGAATAAATGTGTCTTTGTGATTTTGTAAGTTAATTAAACCCTCGTCTGTTTTAGCTAAAGCGTAAGTTTGCTTGCCCGTTGTAGGACTTTCTTTTAATGGTACGACTACCCCTAACTCCTCTAAAAGCGCAGCAAATTGTTTATTACTAGCTAACTTCTTTCGGACGTCTTCTTCGGTCTCACATTCTAATCGAGTCATTAGTCCTTGTAGTAATTGAGTCTTTTCTATTTTTATCTCTTGTAAACGCCCGATTAACAATCCGTCATCTACTTTTAATACTGGCTCGGTAAACATTCTTAATGTCATATCAATAAGTTTTATCTCATCATGAGGAAAATCTTTAGATAGGATTTTAAATAGTTTGTACGTCAGGTTAGTGTCGTTTTTACAATACTCCCCGTAGCGGTGTAATTCGTGAGGCTGAAAGTCTTCTAAGCGCTTCCCTTTAGCATCTATAATTTCAGTGCCTTTCTCCCCTAATTCGTAATGCTTCGCTAAAAATCCTAATGAGCCACCTACATCTACACCATTAGTGGCGCGTGCCATAGATAAAGTATCAAGGTAAAGGTGAGGGATAATACCGTAAGTCATACTAAGAATCCCACCGTCAAATAAAGTATTGTGGCAGAGTAAAAAAGCGTCGTCCCAGTCAATAGAATGTAAAACCTCAGAAAGCTCATCGTGAGAGCCTGAGTACCACTTAGTAGAACCTTCGTTAACTTTTAAAGCAAACCCAATAACTTGAAATCTGTCGTCACGGATATACTCTTCAGTAGTAAGATTTGATAAACTAAACCCTACGTCGTAGTAAGTTTCAAAATCAATAGTAACTAAATTCAAAGAATACTTTCAATTGTATAAATAAGAACAAAAAGTATAGCACATACCCCTAACATAACGAATAAAGGCTTATAGTCTTTACCAACATCTGGGGTGTAATCATATCCCGTTGCTTCTTTATAAGTTCTAGGGATTTTATCTTTTCTCTTCATGTTTTTCCTCTCTTTTATAATTTATAAGTTTACCATTTGTAAGCATATAGAGTATGTT